AATCCCCTAAGTCTTTGATTTTAAAGAGAAATAAAACACTTGACATCTCTCAAGAATCAGTGTATATTAATAGTATGTTAATGAGGAATGAAATAGAATCAAATAGACATCTGAAGAGAAAGATGAAGAAGATGAAAACCTACGAAGCTTATCTATATAAAATAACAGTAAATCACACTGGTAAAATTTACATTGGTTGGCACAAAGGTCAGACAGACGGAACATATATTCATTCTAGCAAACCTAAAAAAGGAAAACCACCTACACAGTTTCAAAAAGATTTTGCAAAGAATGATAACACATATGAGATATTAGATTATGGAACGGCAACACAAATGGCAACAAAGGAGTATGAAATGCTAAAAGAAGTCGATGCGAAAAACAATTCAAATTATTACAACTCTTCAAATGGAGGAGGTATGTATGTGAAAGTAACAAAATACAAAAATGTGATAAAACTCTATCAAGACATCATGACCAAGAAACTTGAAGTTGTCATGGTTGCAAAAGAGGACATAAAAGATATCTCACGCTTCCAAGTAAGGGTCGCTAATACAGACTCCGAACATTTGAAGAAAATAAAAGATGCGATGAAAGATTTGCATGGAGACTTGTCATCATGGGAGCCTGTGCATATTCTAGTTGGATATGCGAAAGATGGTTCAGATGTTCTTGTGAATGGAAACCACACAACCATCGCTGCTAATGCAATACACCATGTTCTAGATATTCCTGTGATGTACATACCTAAAGAGATATGGTCACAGTTTGATGAAACTGATTTGATTACCCTTGCAAACCTCTTGAACCCACAACCAGAGAAAGCTGCAAAGCCTGCTGACAAAGAGGATTGGGTTGCAGTTTTTGTAAAGAAGTACAATGAAAAGGGAATTGAGATTGATGCAGAAGAAAACAAATCTCTTTTGAAAATCTCAAACTTTTCAACGTCACAAACCAAAACCATTATCAAAAAAGCAGTCGCAGAAATTGAGGATGCGAAACTACTACCGCCTGGATATCAGTTGATAAAATGGAACGCACCTCACAAGAAGAAAGAACTTGATGCTATCATTGAAGCCGCAAATGACAAAGACACTGTTGCTTTTCCGATGTCATCTGCAAATTTTGATATTGATACTTTGATGGACAAAACTGATGCAATCATTGATGGTAAAACTGGAAAAGAAAATGTTATAGTTTATCTCACACACCCATCAATGAAATCAAAGAAAGAATGGGATACTGTCTGGTCTGCAAAAGTTACAAAGAGGTTGGCACGCTACATAAAACCTCTTGGATTTAACACTAACATAATTCCAATGGATTACATGGAGAAACACACTCTGTCAGATATTTAATGATTAATAAAATATTAATACCAACGCTGGGAAGACCAAAACAAATAACATGGGATGGTCTTCCCAATTTTGTTAAGAAGATAACTTTTCTTGTTATACAACCACACGAAATTGAACTTCATAAAGATAAACAAACAATAGTGATGCCTGAAGAAATTAAAGGGATTACAAATACTAGACGTTTCATTTATGATTATGCAAAGAATCAAAGATACTTTGTGATGGATGATGATGTAAAATGTGCTGTACGAAAACCATGGCACAATGGTGAAAAGACAAAAGCAATTATGACAGCGAAAGATTGGGATATTTGTTTATCAGAAACAGATAAATGGATGGATGATGGAATATCTTGGGGTGGTTTTAGAACTGGTGGATTACCACCCACTACAAAAGAATATATAGATAATAGTGGAGCAGCAGAGGTGTTCTTTTTTGATGGTACACAGTTACCAAAATCAAATAATTTAGATTGGGATTTATCAACTGCTGAAGATATATCACTTGCATTGCAATTGTTGTCTAGTGGTTATCGTAATAGAGTATGGGATAGATTTGTTTATCTTTCTGACTTTGTTGGTACAGAAGGTGGATGTTTAGATATGGGTAGAGATTTAAAAATGATAAACGATAATCATGCTAAGTTAATAGAAAAGTTTCCAGACTATGTTTCTTATAATGGTGAAAAAGAAATGATGGGTGGTATCTTTAATAAAATTAAAGTACAATATAAAAAGGCTTACTTGGATAGTCAGAAGAGTAAAGCTTCATTAGAGGAGTTTATAAATGGATAAAGAAAAGGAGTTAGTGAAAGAGGTCGTAACAAAATACTACGAGGACATTGACGAAGACGGCAAAAGACGTATTCGTGTGGAGAAAGAAATCATAAATTATATTCGTGGTGCAAAGAACTTTCCAACAAAAAGTTATCATACAGAAATAATTTAGACATGGAAACATTTATAAAAACGTATGAAAACGCAATACCTCACACTCTGTGTGATGCTCTCATAGAAAAGTTTGAGTCTAACAAAGAACAATGGGAAAACAGAGATAAACGAACTGAGGATAGAGGTAACCTAAAATTTAATGAGGTGCATCTATTTAAATACATGGACACTTGGAAACCAGAGGTAGAGGCTCTCGCAGATATATTTAAAACGTATACTGATGAATATAAGAAAAAGTTTAGTGATTTTATGTTTCCACCTAAATATGGTATAGAACCTTTCAAGATGAAACGATACGATGCTAATGGTCTGGATGAATTTGGTTGGCACGTGGATGTTAACTCCACTGATTCAATGAAGCGATGGTTAGCCTTTTTTTGCTATCTATCTGACAATGATGAAGGACACACAAGTTTTCCATATCAGAAAGTTTCGTCAGAATGTAAAAGGGGAACTATCGTTATCTTTCCACCGATGTGGCCTTGGTTACATCAAGGGGCAAAACCTGTAGATAAACCAAAGTATTTTTTAGGAAGTTATTTACATTATGTCGATTAGAGATCAATATGTTTTTATCACCACAGAAAAAGATACAACTACTCAATACATAGGGATAAGACAAGGAAAATTTGAGGGAGTTGTCTACCGCTACAATAAGATATCTACAAAAGAAAATACTGATGGTACATTGACACTCAAGTTTGAATATGATATAATGGATTCTAATTTAATTCCAAGAAAAGAATTTGATGATGATAATTTCTTTAATCTCTTAGGGGATATTTTGGTAGATGTGATAGATAGAGGAGGCAATAAGATTGGACACACAGACGATAGAGAGAACGGCTCTCAGTAATTTAATTTACAATGAGGATTATGCAAGAAAAGTATTACCATTTATCAAAGGTAATTATTTTGAGGTAAGAGAAGAAAGAATAATATTTGAAGAGATATTTAATTTTGTAGACAAATATAAAAAGATACCCACACAAACATCTCTGGAAATAGAAGTGGGCGAAAGAAAAGATTTATCAGAGATAGAATATAAAAAGATCGTTGATATAATCAAGACACTTAATCCAGTAGAGGTTGACTTTGAATGGTTAGTAGATACAACTGAAAAATTTTGCAAAGATAGGGCAATACACAATGCGATTGTTGACGGAATATCTATTATTGATGGAAGAGATAAAAACAGAAATCCAGATTCTATACCAAGTATTCTCACAGATGCACTGGCGGTATCTTTTGATAATGCTGTTGGTCATGACTACTTGTTGGATGCAGAGTCAAGGTTTGAGTTTTATCATAAAGTAGAAGATCGTATTCCATTTGATTTGGAGTTTTTCAATAAAATAACTAAGGGTGGTCTTCCACCTAAAACTTTAAATATCTGTTTAGCAGGAACAGGTGTTGGAAAAAGTTTACTACTTTGTCACATGGCTGCAAATTGTTTATCTCTTGGTAAAAATGTTTTGTATATTACTTTGGAGATGGCAGAGGAACGTATCGCTGAAAGAATAGATGCGAACTTGATGAATGTAAGTATGGAAGATTTACATGATTTACCTAAGAAGATGTTTGATGATAAGATTGCAAAGATAATTGAAAAGACAACTGGTAAACTTATAGTCAAAGAATATCCAACTGCATCTGCAAATACCAATCACTTTCGTGGCCTAATCAAAGAACTTGCAATCAAAAAGTCTTTCAAACCAGATATCATCTTTGTTGATTATCTAAACATCTGTGCATCGTCTAGAATTAAAGGTGGTGCAAATATCAACTCTTACACTCTGGTCAAGTCGATTGCAGAGGAGTTGCGTGGTCTTGCAGTAGAAACAAATGTTCCTGTCATGTCTGCAACTCAAACTACTAGGTCTGGTTTTGTTTCAAGTGATATTGGTCTTGAAGATACATCTGAGTCATTTGGTCTGCCTGCGACTGCTGATCTTATGTTTGCACTTATATCAAATGAGGAACTAGAAGATCTAGGACAGATTAAAGTTAAACAGTTGAAAAATAGATACAACGACCCAAATACAATTA